ATCTGTTGTCAAGTCATATGAAAGAAAAACCCCCTGGGGCAGCAGAGGGCTTTCCTTCGTATCGTATAACTAAGGGGAGTTATACAGTTTGTTTTAACAATTTGTCATAATAGTCTTTATTGTGTTCTAATTGGTGTTCATCATGGCTATCAATATTATCTTTAGTAAACTCTTGTGTTATCCAATCTCCATTGCCATCTAACGCATCATGATCCCAATATTGATAATGTGTAGGTTTAAATCCACCAAATATAAATTTACTCTCTGTTGTACTCCATTTCATAGAGTGTACATTACAATCTGCCATAATTATTTCTGGATTGTCGCTACCATCATAAACTGTCTCATCTGTTGGGCTAAAGTTTTCCCACCTGTATTGACAACCTCCTCCACAATCGCTATCAGCTAATCCTCCATAGTATTGACTTCTCATTACAATACACCTATTATTTTATTTCTATTGTGTTCGCATAAATCACAATAACAATCGCCATCTCTTGCTAAGTCTTGGAATTCCCAATGTATGTTATCCCAACAAGTCCAACAATATTTATCGTTCTCTTTTAAATCCCACAACTCACTGGCTTTTTTAGATACATTACACTCTGCAAGTGTGTCAATTCCATCAGCTTTACAATTTACACAAACATCTGTATTTGTTTTTACTTTATATTTCATTATTCCCCTCTTAGTTCTTTTAACATGTCGTTTATTTCATCTACATTAACTAAATCATTGTCAAACTTTACTTTGTCGCCTGTCATAGTTATATCAATATCTTTAGTAAATTCAATAAACTCTGCATAATCTTTGCAATCTTTTGCAATATCATACAATCTCTCATTGTTATTAATCCACAAAGAAATATTCCATGTTTCATAATTAGCCCAACCATTATAGTTATTTTCTTTTGCGTGTTCCTTTTGGTCTACGCATTTTATAGATTGATTTGTTTTTACTTTATATTTCATTATTCCCCCTTATTCTTTTATTAACTTAGCTGACTCTAAAATCTCTTCTAAGTAGCTTTCTTGCAATTCACATTGAGCTTTAAATTGTTTTATTCTTCGCTCATTATCTCGTCTAGTCATATCCAATTTAAACTGAATATTTTTTATTATTGTTTCTTTCATTATTCCTCCCTTAGTTTCCTTTCACAAATATATCAAAAGTATTTTGATTTACCTCTTGAATTATTTTTTTAATTACTTTTTCACTTATTAAATTTAATTCCCACTCACTAAATACAATATTGCTAGGTAAATTTTTAACAATCTCTGCATTAGTGATAGCTATTAAATTATTTTTATCTATCATTATTTCTCTCCCTTAGTTAATTAATACTTGTAAATAAGTATAGACGATAGAGGATATATGTATGGTATTTCTTTAATATTTTTTTGCCACTCTCTTTATTGATTTGATTACTTGGGTTTAAATAATGGTGGGGAGTGGTTATCAATTAAGCTCCCATTATCTACCACAACACAACAGAACTACACAACAATATTTTATAATGTTCTAGTAACCAATAATTTTACAAAATAGTGTTTGTATATATAGGCAAGACAACTATAAAACCTATGCAAATGTCAATATTGTGTGTTTCTTTATATGTTGTAAGCACTCTTTATTTAAAGGTGACAAACTGTACTAAAACTATGTCTAGTAGGCATACTATATAGTGTGTGTTTTACCTGACATACTACATATAGTAGGTGAACTATCACAGTAGTATCTATTCTGTTTCCCTATTTGTTTTAGAGTGTTATCACACTCTTTACATTTCTTCAATAAGGGTAGTCTAGCTGGTTTTTCATAACAGGCATCTATGCAATATATTTGCGAAAAAGTTTAATTAGTTAGTTTGGTTTAGACCTTGGGTAGCTTACTTGTCTTTCTAGTTGGTCAGGTTTCCCTGGTAAGCCTTTTGTGCTCCTGATGCCCTCTTTACCTGTATCTATCTACTCCTAAATAATATTTCTAGTTGAATAATAACAGAAGGTAGATATAATACAAGTACCTGTTGATGACATACTAAATAATCAGGAAATGGTTTTTCAGGCAACTGATTAACCATTTTCTGTTAGTATGGGAATAACATGATTCTTTATTCATGTTCCTCCCTGTATAGCCCTAGCTAGTCTAGGGTATTGTTTTAAAAAAATTTTTTTTACACCCCTGGTTCTTGTAAATCAGTAGGTGGTTTTCTACCTTTTATACGAGGGTACGATTTAGGTTTGTGATTATTACAATATCTATATTTGTTATATTTTGATACAACAGTATCGCAACCTTCCTGCAAACAAATTCTTCCACTAGTATAAGAAGTAGAGGGTTTGTAATTAGGATATTTATTTCCTTTTATATAATCACTCATACAAGATATAGTATAGTTAGGAGAACACAGACACTATGTATGGTAAAAAGAAAAAGAAAATGACTAAAAGAAAAAAGGTTAAAAGAAGCAGATACTAATGGCAACCTATCAAGGAATGAAAGTAAAGCTCAATAACCCTACACCTATAAGAAAAGGTGAACCAGGTTATGGTCGCAAATCTAAAAAGGTATTTGTTATGGATAATGGCAAAGTAAAGAAAGTTATGTTTGGTGACCCAAACATGCCTGTTAGAAAAGATAACCCAAAAGCTAGAGCTTCGTTTCGTGCTAGGCATAAATGTAGTACTGCTAAAGATAAGACTACTGCTCGTTACTGGGCGTGTAGGGATTGGTAAAGGAGCAATATGCCAAAAGGTAAAAAAGGTTATTCACAAAAGCAAATGAAGATTGCTAGAATAGCACCACCTAGAAATAAAATTACTGCAGCAGATTTTGCAGCACTTAGAAAGAAAAAAAAGAAATGAAGATTAAAGGTGTAGATATGTCTGGTCTTACAAAAAGACAACAACAGACAATGAAAAAACATTCTGTGCATCATACAAAAAGACACATGGAGTATATGCGTAACAGTATGAAGCGTGGTGCTACATTTACACAAGCACATAAACGAGCACAAAAAGCTGTAGGTAAGTAATGACTAAAAGAGTAAGCTGGTTGTTTGGTGGCAAAAGATACTATGGTACTCTTATTAGAGAAACTAAAACACATAAGTTTGCAAGAACGCAAAATGGGAAAGTAAAGAAGATTAAGAAGTAATGGCAAAGATACCAGCAGGTGCAAACACAGCACTTATAAAAAAAGCAAAGCAAAGTGGTATATCACTATCTACTTTAAAAACTGTTTACAAAAGAGGTCAAGCTGCTTATATGAGTTCTGGTTCAAGACCAGGAGTATCTATGGCTCAATGGGCTATGGGCAGAGTGAACAGTTATATTCGTGGTTCTAAAAAACACGATACTGACCTTCGTGGTGGAAAGAAAAAAAAGAAGTAGTGGCTAAAAGAAAACAACCTTATAGATTTGGTGTACCAGCTAAATACCTAGCAGGATTGTCTGATGCTGCAGCTAAGAAAAGAGCAGCAGAGATAAAGCGTACTGCTAAGTTATATAAGGCTGGTAAAAAAGTAAATATAAAAGCTGTACAGAAATCAAGAAAAGCTGATAAGAAAAAGAAAAAATAATGGCTAGACCTAGGTGTAAAGTCAATGAGATAGTTGGTGAATCTTGTAGAAGGCAGCGTAGAGAGCGTAGCCCATACTGTACTGATAAGTGTAAAAAAAGATACCACTACATAAAAAACAAAAAGAAAAAGAAAACAGAACCCTCTGGTAAATCATCTACTAACAGAGGACAACACTATAAAGATTTTGTAACTCTATATGCAAAAAAAATAGAAGATAAAGTATTTACACATCAACAAGTTGCAGACCTTATGGATATTGGTCGTGTAACTGTTACAGAAATGTATGCAGCATATAGAGAAGATAAAGCAATACTAGAAGCACAACAAGACTGGGAGATAGCAGAAGAAACAAAAAAATCATTACAAGATTTTAAAGATTTTAGAGATAGGTATTTTAAAACAGAAACAGGTGACCTATATGAAACA